GCCACCTCGGCTGAGGATTCAGCCGCAACTTGGGTGGCTAGCATGAAAGGCTTGAGAGGAGGAATGAGCCAGCCGACCCAACCCGCCATGGTCGATACATTGTCGGCTGTTGTAGAAACAGGAGCTTTACCGTACTCATCCTCTGTCCCCGTGACCCACGCCATACCGCGCCCAACATTATCTGCTGCGGTTTTAAAACTGCTCTGAGGCAGGGCGTGCGAGCTCAACGAGCTGCCACCCTCCACATCCACAGAAATAGAATCATAAGGGTCATCTTCCCATACTTTATCTACAAGGCGGTTGAGTTTCCGTTTAATGTCCCTGATCATTAGGCGTCGAGCTCGGCCCGAGAACGGCATGCACTGCGGCATGAGATCCTCAGAAAGAGCAGCAACATCCGTCAAACCATATAGAGACACATCAGACATCCAAGCATAGAGAGTCATCGAAATCGTGGTCTCGCCGGCTCCCTTCGATACACGAAGGAGGGGAGTAAGCGAAATCAGATCCAAGGCTCCCATACTCTCAAATTCCTGAAGGTTGGCAACTCTAATAGCATTTTTCTTACTAATAAACGGTAATTTCATTTCAAAACCTTGACTTGTATTTATAGAAGCATAAGCATGAGGTCGTTGTGATATAGTATTAAGGTATAATTTATTAGGTACAGCTGACAAGGGTTGGCTAACAGACTTCTCCAAGCCATATAGTGTGTACGGCCTATAAGCCGCCATAATTTCCCCATAACAAAAGGGGGTACCATTAACTACTAGCTTAAGATGTAAATTTCCCCGTAAATATGAATAATTCTGTAGTTTATTTTTAATTTTAGGGTTATTAGCAAACAAGTGCCATACAGCTATATCCTGGTGCTTTAAATACACACCACCGGCGGACGACCAAGTATAATTAGCAATAGGAACAGGCCTCTCTAGGAAAGAACCGAGTCCAGCAATATCAGAAGTACCGTCGGCAAAAGTGGGGTCAGTAGTGTCTTTGTACAAAAGGACGTCTCCAGTGTTAGCATCATTAAAAGTAATTTGTTGGTGATCAGTTTTCTGAGGGGTGTCGTCCAGTGTATTTACATGAGTACGAACCATATCACGCTGAGAAGCGGACATAGTCCTCTCGGAGATATCTGACATGTTATTGGTAGAATCTTTAGAATCTATTGATATATTTGTGTTGTTAGTTGTAGAAGCAGGTAATATTAAACCACCGGTGCTTACCCAGGCACCGGGGCGCTTTGTGGTAGTTGGGCACGCGAACCCAAGGCTAAATAGCCTTCTCACGCTGGCTCTGTCGCATATGAGGTGAAACACCACTTGATTCACACCCACGGATCGAACAGAATACCCTCCGGTTTTGGTTAGCCGCAACACGAGGTACCAGAGGACCCCGCGGAGGACATTAGTCCTCCAATTTGGAATTTTCTCGCCACTGCCGCACAAGCGACTCCCAAGAAGGGAACGTGGACTTTTCTACTAGACCTGAAATATTAAGTTGGTCAATAACTTTCTTAAGCATCTGTGTCTTTTCTTCGAAAACATCTCTACCGTGGAAAAAATACTCCCGCACGGCACTAGCACAACATGCAATAAATTGAGCTTCTTTAGTGATAGTTTGAGAACGAACATTTACAAGTAGCGACCTTTCAATGGAGGCCAGCTCTAAAGGTGCGGCATAATCACCGAGTTCTTCAGAATATACAAATTTACGCTTTAAAAAAGATATTTCCTCTACTGGAATAAATGGTACGCTGTCCGCATCTTTATCGGCCATAGTATAAGTTACACCGACACTGCTTAAGGCCTTAGATATAGCCGTATGATTAAACCATGGGACGAGTGGGCTAACACCCATAACGTTATCGTCACCGTAGGTCATAAGAGCGACGTGATTGTCAAACTCCGAAACCGGCATCTCATCTTGGATCATCATCCAGGCACAGCGCATATAAAAAGCATTAACAAATCCATTAATAATAACAGTAAGGGGATGACCAGACGGATTACTTCCGAAAAACTCTACTAGGTCACCAAAATAATTAGTTAGCGGGAAGGCCGAGTCTTCAGCAACGGTCCTCATAGCGAGGATATCCTCAGCATCAAAATTGCCAGACCATTCCGCGAGATCTATAATAAGTTCATAAACAGCTTTAATAATTTCGGGCGACATATTCTTATCAAATTTCTTATAGTCTCCGGCCACCATAGTCTCGGTGCCGAACTTAGTAATATAACGATAAATATCACCCCACTCGCTAGATTGGCATCTCGTCCCTGGGCCGCTCTCGAATAGGATGGTGTTGTGCTGCACTAAGCGTACAAGCCACAATAAATATTTCCTTACATTAAGGCCCCAGACAATAGGGCTTCCGCTAAAAACGCGGGTATTACCTTGTTCAATCTTCTCAAAGGGTCTGGGTTCGTCTTTTAGTGCGGCATTAAAAACCGGGTGAATTCGCTCTCCTTTGCGCATGCGCTGTTCAACATCAGCAACAATCGCAGCAATTTCTTCTATAAACTCAACACGGTCACCGCTAGTGAATACCATAAAATTCATTTTCTTACTATT